CTACTCGTGCGACCAGTGCTTCTGGGAAGCGCACCACTCGTACATCTACTGCGCAGGTGAACAATACTGCGAAGACTGCATCCGCGATGTCGCCTACTGGTGTGACACCTGCGACGAGTGGGAAGAAGACCCCGACTGCCCAACTGCGGCACAACGCAGCGCAGCCCGTCTCGATGACTACGGCTACAAGCCGGGTCCTCAGCACAAGTTCGCCATCGGTGAATCGCCCACAGGCGTCCTCACCTTCGGCATCGAACTTGAGTCGGAAAACGTCCAGTACCGGCTGGAAGAAGCAATCTGCGCCTTCCGTGACGACTGGACTCGTGACGACTTCTACCTGAAGTACGACGGGTCCCTGAACAACGGGATGGAAATTGTCAGCCACCCACGCTCGCTTGAGTCATGGCGCGAAATCGCCCGCGACTTGAACCAGACCATGATTGGAATCTCCAACCTCGGTCAGCGCGCGTGGAACCGCAGCAACGCGGGTCTGCACGTCCACGTCGGTCGTGGACACTTCACCAACTCGCACGCCATGCGATTGGTGATGCTGTTCTCCCGCAACGAGCACGACTGGGTTCGCATCGCAAACCGTCGCTCCTCGTACGCACGGTTCGACGGCCTCAATGGCAGCGCTGCCATCAAGGTCAAAGCACCGCACGCGGCGAATCACACCGACGCAGTCAACCTCGGCGCCAACGGCGGCGCCACCATCGAGTTCCGGATTTTCCGGCCCTCGCTGGCTGTGGGTCGCGTCATCGGCTGCATCGAGTTCATCCACGCAGCCGCGGAGTACACCCGCAACATGACGGCTCACGAAGCCATCAACGGCGGACTCAACTTCTCGAACTTCGACAAGTTTGTCCGCTCCAACAACTACCCGATGGCAATTGCCATCCTCAACAACCAGCGCTTCACGCTGGAGAACGGAATTGACCCATGTGCGTAATCTGTGTCGGCACGACCGGCAACGAGCGTCCAACACGAGCCGACCTTGTCGTCTCGTGCATCAACAACCCTGATGGCTTCGGTTGGGGCATCGTCTACCAAGACGGTGCCTCACGAGCCATCGAAAGCGACCACTCAATGGACGCTGACACCGCAATCGACGGCTACCTGTCGATGCTCGACCTCCTCGGTGACGACGTGCTGGGACACCTGTTCCACGCACGCATCGCCACCCGAGGCGGAGTACACCTTGCAGGATGCCACCCATTCACCGTTGGTGACGGGTCAGGCTCCCTGCTCGCCCACAATGGAATGCTCGGCCTGAGCATCCCCAAGACGGACAACCGCGTAGACTCGCAAGTCTTCGCAGAAGACGTGCTGCCCCGCTTCGGCGGGGTGGCAGGTCTGTCCGACCCGTACGTGTGGGATGTCCTCGACGGTTACGTCACGGGGCAGCACTCCAAAGTCGTCATCCTGAACACCGTGTACGACGAGATGCCCGTCATCATCCTTGGCGAGCACCTCGGCAGTTGGGACAAGCAGTCCGGGCTCTGGTGGTCTAACCAGTCATGGAAGCCTCGTACCACGTACGCCGCGCCATACACCCCCGCTAGCGCAAGTGTGTACAGCGTGAAGAAGGAAGAGTCCATGTGGGAGGATTACGACACGTTCGACATCCCCTCGGAGGACGAACTCCTCGCCTTGTACGGCAAGAAGTGCATCCTCGCAGACTGCCCTGAGTACGTGTTTCAGCAAGACTTCGGCATCTGCAACGAATGCGGCACGTGCCAAGTGTGCAACACACACTGGCGGGCTTGTAACTGCGACTCGTACATCACACGATGAAGTACGGGTTCCACTTCCAAGTCAAGCGATGGCACGACTGGGCGTTCGCGCTCGGTTGTCTCATCGAGGGGTACCTAGTCAAGCACTGGACGTACACCGAACTCAACCAAGTCACAATGGACGCATCAACGCTGGTAACAGCCAGTTGGGTGTCCGGTGGCATCACCACCGGAGTCGCATGGCGACTCTGGCGCGAGGTCAGCAAGACCGCGCGTAAGTAACAAAAAAAGGGAGAGGGAGAGACTAAAGTCTCTCCCTCTCCCTTTTTTTAGGGCACCTAAACGCAATTTCTCATCGCCGGTAAACCGGCAACTCAAAATCGCGACAAGACGTTCCCTCTCGTGCTCTCCCTAGGGGTCGGAAAGGCTTCGCCTTCCCCATACCCCCGAGGCTTCGCCTCGACCTCCCGCCGTAAACTAAAGTCACATCCACACACAAGGTGGCGCGCCGGACTGATTAGTTTCGAAACGCAGAAAAATCCCGGCCTGGGCCGGCGGACTGATTAGTTTCGGAACGCAAAAATTGTTTCTCCAAGTCACTATGGCCCCTCGGTACGCACCAGTAAATACGTACCGAGGGGCCACTAAGGCTAGCGGTTGCCGATATAGCGTACGTACGTACGGTGAACCGTCTCCCCCTCTACCCAAAACGTGCGGTACGCACGCTCCCATTGGGGGCCGTTGAATGGGCGTGGAGCAGGGCGCCCCTTGGCGCCTTCGTGCAACACGAACCATTCATTGGGGCGGCTCTTCCCTGCTTCGATTAGCGCCAAAGTCTTCTTGGACTGGCGCCCCTTCTTTGCTGAAGGAGCCGGCGTCTCCCACTTAATTGTTTCCATATTCACCTCCCTTCGTTTAGGTACTCAGTACCTTAGTGCCTGCAACCACCCAATTGCAAATCTATTTGACAGATAGGCGCTATCTGTCCATTATCTGTCTTTTAATTTGCATTGGCATAGGTGTAGCCACTAATGTTGTACATGTAGTCAACAGTGACTACTAACACAGTAAGGATAGTGAGATGCCAATGCCAGTCATTGAAATTTGCACCGACTGCCTCATAGTCAGCCAGTACGGGAGCAACGACTCCTCGGTCAACTACGAACATATGCCCGTCGAGGCTATCGTCTCGGCTCTTAAGAGTTGGGGCGTACTGACCCGAATCGGCACCGAAGGTGTATACGGTTCCACCCCGTGCCCAGTCTGCCGGCGCCCACTTGCCGGCGCTCGTTACCCAGTATCAACGAACTTCTAGGAGGCAGTGATGTCACTTAAAGGCTATTCAATTGTTATTCTTATCTGCGAAGAATGCCTCGACACTTGGGAAGATGGCATGCCGTTCTACGTAAACGAATCAGACAACTTTGTTTGTGAACGCTGTGGTCGAAACTTTGAGAACGTGGAGGGGCTCGAATGAGGAGCGTCACCCTTTTTGGTCCATGCGACTGTTGCATGGAGGAGCGTGAGTTGACTATCGTGTACAATGACATGGGCGTCGAGCAGAATTACCACTGCGACGACTGCCTGTAGAGAGGAGAGAGATGAGTACGATTAACACGTACCACAGAAAACCATGGTAAGATTATTGCGCTAGTGCGGAGGGTTGGAATAACCGCCCAGTAATGAAACGACTTGTCCCTTTCTCCAAGTGCGCTTCCCCTCCCACTAGCCTCCCCCTTAGAGTAGCCCGTTCCGCTTCTTGCGGTAACGGGCTACTCGTACTTTGGTAGCGTTGTTGTAGGCGTCAACGCAGGGCTGGCAAATGACGTGGCTCGGGTCTTTGAGTTTGAGCCGTCGATGCTGAGCGTGACCACGCTCGGTGCCGTGCTCTATCTCTTTGCGATTCGGTGGCTCGTAACCGAGAGATGCGGCTACGATGCGTAGTTCCTGATACGACAAACCGCCCCACACTCCCCATGCTTCCCGATGTTCTAGTGCCCAGTGCAGGCAGTCGGTCTTGATGGAGCAGGTAGCGCAAATTTCGCTAGCCTGTTGTGTGAGGCGGTCGTCGAAAAAAAGGTCCGTAAGCCCAATGCATTTGGCTCGGGACCATTCCGTCAAGAGTTAGAAGTCTTCCTCTGGGGTGGTGTAACGGGGAGCCGCCTTCTTGTCTTCGCTTGCGTAGCGAAGGTCAGGTCCGGCGCCCTCGACGGTCAGGATGACCTTCGAGACAGTCTTGCCCTCCTTGTTCTCGTATCGGTCCTGCGACAGGTTGCCAGTCACGATGACTCGCTGACCCTTACGCAGGTTGTCCGAGATGCCCTGAGCGAGAGTGCCCCAAGCGGTGCAGTCGAAGTATGAGACGGACTCTTCTTCGCCCTTCTTGCGGTTCACGGCGATGCTGAAGTTAGCCAGTGCCGTGCCCTTGTTCGTAAACTTGAGGTCGGCGTCGCCGACCATACGTCCGATAAGCGTTGTACTCATTTTGATTTCCTTTACTGTTGTTGTGCCTTGCGGCTTTTAAATGATACCACGTTAATAGCCTGCTTGCTTAAGCAAGTAGACCATTTCTTCCAACGTCACGACTGCGTAGCCCAGCCGTGCCGGCTTGTTGCGTCGCTTGATTACAGCGATGCCAACGTCAGCCTTAGCGTTTGCACGCTCGACTGCCGTTTCGTCCATGATACTTGCAAGGTTGATGGTTTTCAAGTTCTTGCATTCGATGATGATGGCATGAGCGAACCCGTTGAGGTCGCCCTTGTCCACCGTGTTGCCTGCACCGTAGCGTCGCTCGACCTGAGGGTAGCCCAGTTCATTGAACACCTTGGCAACGTCACGCTCCCATTGAGAGCCTTTCGCTTTCTCAGGCGTTGTCACTCTCAGCCTTCAACGAGTCGAGCGCCGTCTGAATCTGGTTACGAGTAACGCCAGCCTTTAGCAGAGCAGGCAAGAACTCGCCCATGAGGGCATCGACGGCGGCTTCGGTAGCCCTATCAGCAACTTCTTGGGTGATTAAAATTTCTGGCATAACGCTCCTTTGGTTATTGTGCTAAGCCTAACACACGCTTGAAGTCCTTTGGCATTGGCACTGCCTCCGCTTGCTCCCTGCGCTTTTGCTCGAAGAACTCCTGGTCAGCGACCTCATACCTGGGTCGTGCAACCTCCACGAGGTGAGCCTCTTTTGCGCCATCACGTTCGCGCTTGTTCCGCTCCTCGACCCTGCGTACGTACATGGTGGCGTAGTGTTTGCGGAACTTCGCCGGCGAGAGAATCACGCCAGCCCAGAACTCGTGCGCTAGGCACCAGTCGATGAGCATCTGCGCCTCGGACTCATCCACCTTGTCGATACGCAACAGCCGCTCCATGGCGCTGGTGTTCGTCACGTTCATCTTGAACGGACGGTACGAGTTGGCAACGATGCCATCCTGTAGCCGCTGGCAAAGCGCCTCGGCGGCAACCCAGAATGGCGTCTCACGGCTTCGCTTGATGGTCATGGACTCAGCCACCTTGACCTGCTCTTGCACCTGTTCCAGCGTCAATACGCCGTCTTGGATGAACAGGCAGAGGGCTTGCTTGTAAACGTCGGTCACTTGCCAGCCGCCCAGTTAATAGGCACTTCCGGCTCGGTTGCGTCCAGTACCTTTATTACGTCGCAGGGCCAATCGATTCCGTCGCCCTCGATGCAGTTGTCATCGCAGCCTAAGCATTGAGGCGGAACCCCGTCGCCGTAGTTCAGAGGCTTGTGCTTCTCTCGTAGGGCTTGGCGTTCGTCGGGGGTCATACTTCTGCTCCGTCAGGGTGTCCTAAAGCCTTTCCCTTTTCACAGGGGTATGGCGTGTAGCACGTGTGGCACCAGGGGTCTTCTCGGTCAGTGTTCCCGTCGTGGTCGTGGTATTCAATCAACGCTTCGTAAGCATCAAGTACCTTGATTACGTCACAGGGGTAGGGGAAGTCACACTCCATGCAACGAAACACACAATGGGGGTCGCAATCGTGACAGCAACTTTGTTGCCGGTGCGTCTCTCGTAGGGCTTGGCGTTCAGCGGCGGTCATAGTGGCTGAACGCTCACTAGTGCCTTCTGTGGTCGAGCGGTCACTTGTGTTGTTTTCGTATCGGTTTGTCACAAGTGCGCCCAGAAACCGTAGGTGCAGACCCCGAACAAGAACGCCCAGCAACCGAGAGCCAGGACGTAGGCGGTGGTGGTTCGCAACTTCATTAGTACGAGTCCTTCTTGCAGTCGTGCAGGTCCTGAAGGTCGAGCAGGTGTTCGGCGGAGTCGGCCCCGAACTGTTCGCCACACTTGGCGCACATGCTGACGTACTTGTAGTCGTAGGCACGGTACTCGTCAAGAGCGATGGTGAGGTAAGTAATCATGTCCAGCAGACTGTCCTCGACACCCTCGTTCGCCAGCGTGCCACCAGAGGCGGCGAGTTGCAGACGCTTCATCTTGTCGTTTGCACGAAGGACGGCACCGACCCACGAGGGGATACCGAAGTCCTCGGAGCCACGGATGTTGTAGTACGGGTCGCCTGGGCGTCCGTAGTCCTTGCTCTTCTTGTCGTGCATTGCCTGTACTTCTTTAAGGATGAGGCTGAAACTCATTGTGTGTTCTCCTTATATCGGTTGGCATCCAACTGCCAGTCTTGTGGGTAACCCAAACGTACTACGTGTATGCAGATGTCTGTTCCGCTGTCGAACAATTCCACTTCGTCGTCAAGCATTGGCACACCATCATGGGTGTCGCAGAACTGCGGCGAGCAGTAGTCGTGCTCAATGCCGTACTCCAACCACTCCTCGAACTTCATGTTGACGCCGTAGTCAATTTCGTTGAGGCGCCGAAGGTACTGCTTGTGTGCGGCAATCTCGTTGAGGTGTGTCTCACGCACAAGTTTCTGTGCGTCGAGGTGCTTTTGGCGTACAGCGAAGTACGCATCTTCCGCTCGCTTGCGGAGTTCGTCCTTGTCCGTCATCGATGCCACCCAAAGATGAAACCGATGGCAGTGACGATGGCCATGAAGATGGCTGTAATCATTTGTCGTCTCCTATGTAAATGAAAGCAGTGCTTAGGTTCTTGTTGCTCGGGCAACGATGGCTGACATCAGTTGCCCGAGCCGTCACCTTGAGGTGACACTTGGGGCATTCAAACTTGCGGAGCATACTTATCTGGCACCGTTCCTGTGTATGGCACTTGCTGGTTAGGGGGCCTGAACTGCGCTCCACAGCCCTTGCAAAAGACTTGGGCTGGGAGCGCAAACGACAGGTTCAATAGCCACGTGTGCTTGTGACTCATCCGAGTTCCAGCAAGACGCCAGCAATTTCGGCGTCGGTCAGTTCGGACAACTTCCCGATTTCACGACCGAGAATCTTCTCGACGTGCGGCTTGCCGTTGATGGCTTCGCCGTACTGAGCGGTCAATTTCTCACGCAACTGCGTGGTCAGGTCACGTGCCTGCTCGGCGTGGGGCATGGTGTGGGACAACTGTTCCTTCTTCGGTGGCGCCTGCATCTTCGGACGGCTGGCGGCGTTGCCGTCGTCGTCATCGTCAGCGACCAGTCCGAGGATAGCCATGTAGGAGTAGCGACGGGCGTACGTCACCGCCGAGCCCTGACCCTGAGGGTCGCTCTTGGGAAGGTGAAGGAGCATCGTTTCCTCGATGAACTGACCCGACTTGTGGAGCAAGACGGTGGTCAGCGTGTCCCGAACATCCCCCGTTGCAGTTTCGCAACAGGAAATAGCCTGCGATATGGCAAGCCCGTGCTTCGCTAGGACTGGGGAGGCTGATGCCACCACGTCCGGCAGAGCGGCGTACTTGCTCTTGAAGAAGGGGTTGTTGCTCCCCTTCGGGACTGCCGAGAACTCGGCTTGTGCGGCAACGAGAGCCGCGGCTAACTCGTTGATTTCGTTACTACGTGTCATGTTCCTCCTTAGAAACGGTGTTCGACTTTGAACCCCAGCACGCCGAAAGCAACGGCCAGAGAGTTGAGTACATCAAACATTCCTTCAAACGATACACCCTGCTTGAACAAGACCTTGTTGTCGTCCTGCTCAATGTAGATGTCGAAGGTCTCATCTTCCTTGGCGACTGGCGTCACCTTGAAGAAGATGTCCTTGCTTCGTACCCGAAGAACGGGCCACTGTGTTTCAATCATTCGTTACCTTCCTTTGCAATTGAACTTTGTAATACTGGTACTGCACCGTTGCCGTCCGTCGCACAGATGCTACGGAAAGCACAGTAATCGCACTGCCACGCACGTCCTTGTGGGGTCAGTTGAATGTGGTCGCCATTGTCGTCTTTGGCGATTCGGTCGGGGAGAAAGCCAGCCTGCAAGGACTCGTTGATAGCGTCCATGCGGTCAAGTTCCTCTTGGGCTACAGGCAACCACTCCTCGCTGGGGATGTAGTACTCAGCAAGGAAACGGTTGGTTCCCTCGACGCCCATGTTCGCCGCCTTGTTCTTGGACAGCGCCTCAAAGGTGATGGAGCCCATGACTAGCCAGTCGATTTTGATGTCGGGGTTCTCGTTCATGATGCCGATGGCATTCATGCCAGCCTGAGCAATTGCCTTGAGCGCCGGTCCCTCGGGTGTGCCAATGGTGCCACGCATCCGATTCCACCCGACCTGCTTGTCGAAGGAGTAGGTCCCCATCGTCTTCAATTCATAGAGGAGGTGGGTGCCGGTCAGCGAACCGTTGAGGTCAACCTCGTCGGTAGAGAGGAGGGCATCGCACGAACCCGAAACATCGTTCCACTGCGACGGCACCTCGAACTGTGCAGACGGGTACTTCCGGCTAATGCAGTCCTGCAACGCTTCGTGGATGATGGTGCCAAGACCAGTAGCCCATGCACCTGCTTCGTCCATCGGCTCCGAGGGCTCGACCTCTAGAGCCGCATAGCCCTGCTGTCGAGCGCAAGCGAATGCCGACGAGTAACGCAAAGGCGTACCCTTTGCAGTTGGCTTTCGCACCGCAGACTTAATGTGCAGTTCTTCAACGAGTGCACTAGTTATTAACGGCTTTTCCGTTTGAAACATCATTACCCTTTCCGTGAGTAGTGGTTATAAGGTACTGCATTGGTGTAACGCTTGTCAAGATTATTTTGAAATAGTTGATTCTTCACTGACGTAGGTCACAAGTTCGCCCCACTTTTGACCCTGCTCAGTGTCGTTGCCCGACCACATTTGGGCGACGGTCAAGCCAGTGATAAGGGTTGCGTACTGGTCTGCCGTCAACGTGACTGTGAACTGCATCGCTCCGCCTTCCAGTTGTACAAGTTCTTCCGGCGCTCCTTGGTGGTAATGCCCCCGTAGATGCCGTGCTGAATGTTGTTCTCGTAAGCGTAGTTGAGGCAGTCTTGACGGACAGGGCACTGCTGGCAATACCAGAGTGCTTGCTCCTTGCGCTTGATGGTCAGGGTTTCATTCTCGTCTGGCATGAACACGGAAGTGTCCACCCCAGCGCACCGTGCGTTAGTTCGCCAACTTGTTTTCAACATGACACCGAGAGTACACACCCGGTGTGACATGAGTCAAATCCAGGGGTACTTCTTCTTCATGAAGGCGTCGAGGCGCATGCCCTCGTAGCGCCGACAAAGGTATTCGAGGGAGATAAACATGGGGTCGTAGGAGCCGTCTATGACATCGTGGCAGACGATGATGCCGCGCCAATGGGCGTTGCCCTGATAGCCCTTGTACTCCTCATCATGGAGGTAACAGGCACCAGCCACGAGAGCGTGCTGGCTCTTACCATTGACGAATCGGATGCCGTAGTCAAGGACCTGCTGGTGGCCCATCGTGTAGGAGTGGCCCAGAGTTTTCAAACGCATCAGCGCCGAGCCACCCAGAGGCTTGCCGGTCATGGTGTTCTGCCAGTAATGGGCGTACCAGATGCCGTCAAGGTTGACCGGCTTTAGGAAGGGGTGGACTTGCCATCCTGAGCGTCCGTAGTTGAGGTCTTCCGTACTAATGACCCCTTCCAGTTGCGCGTCCGATTCCACCGCGCGGTTAATACGGTCTTCATGATTTCCAAGAAGTATGTGTCGCTCGGGGAGCCATAGCCCGTGCTTCGTCCTTTTCCGATTCGCATTGAACTCCTTCAGTGCTTTGTCTAGTACGTCAAAGGCTTCGTTCGCCGCGGCGATGTCCTCCTTGTAGCGCCTGCCCTCCATGCTCTTCTTGCCCTTGTCGTAGGACGAAAGCGAAGGCATGTCGGCGTGGTCGCCAAGGTGAATAATCTTGATGGGCTTGTCGTGGAAGTGGTCCACGATGTACTGCCCAATCCAGCGGAGATGGTCGGTCGGGACACCGGCCTTAGCCTGAGTGTCGGGAATCACTACATGGA